AACTAAACATAATATTAAAAGTATGAAACAAACAATAACACAAAAAGTATATAATAATATGTTGGCTGATGTTATTTTGAGTGATTTGAAAACTGGTGAAGAATTAAAAGAGTTAGAGATAAAATGGGAAAATAAATTAAAAAGAGATTGGAATAATTTTATAGATAAACAAAAACTATTTTTTTGTAATACTATAAAAATTAAAGATATAGAATATCCAGATAGAGGAATGATAGCAGATTTTACAGGAGGATATAAAGATATTAAAGACCCAGACATAGAAGGTTCAATTTGGGATGTTGAATGGGGAAAAGTTAAGTTAATTTTATCGAAGATTAAATAAAATAAAAGATATTAACCAAAATATATATGAGTAAAGGTGGAAGACCTTTTGGTAGTAAAACAAGGCCGCAGATTAGACAGTTTATGAATGATGATGATATTAGAGATATAATGGCGGTCGCAATAAACAAAGCTAAGAAAGGTGATGTAATAATGGCTAAGTTTTTGTTAGAGCAGAATTTTGGTAAAGCTCCACAATCAATGGATTTAACAAGCAAGGGAGAAAGTATTATTCCTTTATTAAATTATGTAAAAGATAAAGATGTTCGGGATAACAACAGCAACAACAAAGATACAGAAACTAAAGAAAAGGATTAGAGCAATTCCTGGTGGAACTTCGGCAAGTAAAACTGTATCAGTAATTCTTTTTCTTATTAGTTCTGCTCAATCAGACAAGAAACCAACTTTAACCAGTATAGTATCAGAGAGTTTCCCTCACTTAAAAAGGGGAGCAATGAGAGATTTCTTAATGATAATGCAAGAGCATAATTACTTTAAGGATAGCTTATGGAATAGAACAGATAGCACTTATACATTTGAAACTGGAAGTAAGATTGAGTTCTTTAGTGTAGACCAACCTAGTAAGGTAAGGGGAGCAAGGCGTGATAGGTTATTTATCAATGAAGCTAATAATATACCTTTTGAAGCTTTTGAGCAGTTAGAAGTAAGAACTAAAGACTTTATATTCTTAGACTGGAATCCAAGCCACGAGTTTTGGTATTATACTGACATTAAAGATAAGAGAACAGATACAGAAGAATTAACCTTAACTTATGTAGACAATGAAGCTTTAAGTCAGAATATTGTAGATAGTATTGAACAAAGAAAGGGTAATAAAAACTGGTGGAAAGTTTATGGTTTAGGTCAATTAGGAGAGATAGAAACTAGAATATATACAGATTGGAAGATAGTTGATGAAATACCACACGAAGCAAGGTTAGAACGTAGAGGAATAGATTTCGGGTATTCTAATGACCCAACAGCAATAATTGATATATATAAATACAATGACGGGTATATTTTAGATGAACAGATGTATAAAACAGGAATGCTTAACAAAGATATAGCTGATTTCTTATTAAATTTACCTGAATGTTTAAACGTAGCTGATAGTGCCGAGCCTAAGAGTATTGAAGAAATTAAACAGAGAGGGGTTAATATAGTAGGAGCTAAGAAGCATAAGATGAGAAGCTTTGGAAGCTTAATTCCTGAAACAGGTAGTAAGGAAAGTTATGTTAAATGGAGCATAGGAATAGTTCAGCAACATAGAATGTCAATGACTAAACGAAGCCTTAACTTAATAAAGGCTTATAGGAATTATTTATGGGAGACAGATAAGGACGGCAAGATACTTAATGTCCCTGACCATTATTTAAGCGATTGTATGGATGCCACCCGTTATGCCGTAATAAGCTTAGCTCCTGTTATTAGAACACAAAACATAGTTAGGCAAATTCCTTTATATCAATCCAATACTAATAAAACAAACCCGTGGAGATAAATAAGAAAACATTAGAAATACTAAGAGATAACGCGAAGATATTTGCAAAACAGAAAGGATATAAATTTGAAGAAGTTTTTGATAACCTTAAAAAGCTTTATAAAGAAACATCTATATTAAAAAGAAAGAAGATGGGTTTTACTAAGAAAATTTATTATGGAAAAATTAAGTGAATTAAAAGAGAAAAACGAGAACACTATCTTTGAGTATATTACTACTAGAGAAACACAATATGCTCAAGAAATTCCAATAGTAGGTAATTGGGAATGGAATATGAAAACTCATATTGAGGAGAGTGTTCAATATAAGAATGGGCAGATAATCTCTGGCAAGAACAAGAATACTCCCGATGAAAAGCCAGTAAAGAATATTATACTGCCTATTATTAGTTTACAATATCGGGCAGAAGACATTGATGTTAAAGATATTCATTTATGGGTTGATAATCCTGACTTGTATCATCTTTCATTTCTTATTAAAAAGTATCACGATGATGTATTTGTAATAGAAAATGATGTAGACACCTTCTTAGATGACTTAAAGGAAGAGAAGATTGATTTTGGTGGTGCTTTATCAATAAACGTTGGTAAGGGTGTTCCTGAAATAATTAATATGCAGAGTGTAGCTTTTTGTGACCAAACTGATATTATGTCTGGTCCGATAGGAATTAAGTATGCTTATTCAATCAGCCAGTTAAAGGATATGGAAGAGAGAGGCTGGGGAGATAAGGATAAGGGAGCAGATACTACAATAGACGAATTAATTACATTATCAGAAAGCTTTAAGATACCAGATACCCAGAGTGGTAAACAAGTTAAAACTCCAGGTAGATATGTAGAAGTCTATATGGTATTAGGGGATTTACCTGAAAAATATTTTGATGAAGACGGAGATGAGAATAAATTCTCTTATCAAATGCAGATAGTAGCTTCTTATGATACTAAAGTAGGTAAAAAGGGAGCTACCTTATTCAAAACAAAGACTAAAAACCCTTTGAAGTTTGTTAGTCGTGATAAGATATATGGCAGAGCTTTAGGCAGAGGAGGCATAGAAGAGCTGTTTGAAGACCAAATGTGGACTAACCAGTCAATGGCCACTAAAAAGGATATGTTAATATCTGCTTCTAAAACTCTCCTTAAACATACAGACCCTGGCTTATCAGCCAGACATCCAACTGGTTTAAAGAGTTTAGATAACTTAGAACTAATAGAATTAACAGATGGTAAAGATATTAGTGTATTAGACACTTATCCTCGTAATATATCTTTATTTGATAATGCTTTAAGTGAATGGGAACAACACGCTCAAAGAATGGGTTCGGCAACAGACCCATTATTAGGCGAAAGTCCTACAGCAGGCACTCCGTTTAGACTACAGGAAAGGGTTGTGATGGAAGGTAAAGGACAACACGAATATAGAAGAGGTAAATTTGCTAAACATATAGAAGAAATATATAAAGATGAAATTATTCCTTATATATCTAAGAAGATTACGGAAGATATAGAGTTCTTATCAGAATTAACAACAGAAGAAATGCAAAACATATCTGATAACATTGCTATTAAAGAAACTAACCAAGAGAACATTAATAGAATATTAAGTGACGGAGAACCACTAAGAGCCGAAGAAATGGAAGTATTTAAACAGAAAGCTAAAGAAAACTTTTATAAAGGTGGAAATAAGAAATTCATTAAAATCTTAAAGGACGAACTAAAGGGAGCTTCAATAAGAGTTAAAGTAAATATTCTTAATAAACAAAAAGATTTAGGAGTTATGGCAGATAAACTTACTAATGTCTTCAGGTCTATATTTGCCAACCCAGAGGGCTTTCAACAAGTTATGCAGATACCTGCCGCCGCTAAAGCATTTAATGAAATGTTAGAAGTATCAGGGCTATCGGCTATGAACTTTAATATTGGTGTCCCACAGCTACAAGCACCACAGGAAGCCACACAAGCCCCACCACAGGCTGTTCCACAGGATACTTCACAATCACCCCAATAATTATTAAATAAAATATTATGTTATCAAAAAACTATTTATCAGAAAGAGAAACAATTGAATTAACTAAGCTAGTAGAAAACCCAGTTTGTTTAGAGGCTATGAAAAAGATTTTATTAGCTCCTATTTATGACCAAGGAGTATTAAAAGGGAGTGATGCCGAACCAACAAAGAATTTTGCTCTACAAAAAGCAATGACAGCTTTACAGAATGACCCTAAAATAGATAACGCAACTCTAGGAGAAGATATAAGGGCAAATACTCAAGCTATAAGGTTAGTAGAACTAGGTATTGAAGAACTAAACAACTTTAAACCAATTACTATTAAAACGCCTAAAAAAGTAAACGAGGCAAGATAAAATTATGAAAAAAACAATTATCATCTCAAGTTTAGCTTTATTGCTAGTGGTCGGAGTAGCAAGTGCTATGACTTTGACAGGAACACCACAAGAGATTAAGGATGTGGTAGGAGAAACAATAGATAGTCCGCCAGAAGTTAATTTTGGTGGGTTTGCTAATGCACCTTTTAATATTATTGGGACTAGGA